AGGCTCGTGGCTGTATTGCTCGTAGAACAGCCACTCGAACACCCGGGTGCGGGCCAGACCAGGTGGCGGCAGCCAAGGCGTGCCCTCGGCGAAATGCGCGAGGATGGCGTTTGACTCCACAAAGACGTTGCCATCCTCAGTCTCCACCACGGGCACCTTGCCCATGGGGTTGCGATGCAGGAAAGCCGGTGTGCGGGTTTCACCCCCGTTCGTGTCCACCTCCACCCAACGGATGGGATGGCCTGTGAGCCTCAGGATCTGCACCGCTTTCCAGCAATTGCCCGACGGGGTCATGCCGTAAACCGTCGCCATGCTCGCCTCCTACGCGGACGCGCTTCGGATGGACGAGGTTAGGGCGCGTCAACAGGACGGGTCAACCCGGCGAATTGCAGACCAGCCATACCCGATGCGCCGTGCCGGACGCGGCGCCAACCACCTCCGTACTCAAACCATAGCCCCGTTATCATGAAAGCTTTCATCCAGCTGCGCGACAGCCTAGCGCTGGCCGTCACCTATGCGGGCGGCGTCACTCCGGCCAAGGTGTCCTGGTCGGCGTGCTCTCCGGCGTGGATGGTGTCGAGGTCAGCGTAATCTTCGACTTCGGCGTCGGCGCCATTGATTGGCGCGGGGCTTGGTTCAATCCGGGCGCCTGATCGCTCTCACCCTTTTTCATCATCGCAATTTCGCAACGGGCGTCCTTCGGGGCGCCTGTTGCGTTTCAGGAGAACCATTCCATGCGTAACTTCATCCAGCCGGGCAATAGCCTGGCCATTGCCGTGCCCTATGCGACGGGCGTTTCCGCCGGCCAGGGCGTGTTGGTCGGTGCCTTGTTCGGCGTCGCCGCCGTGGATGGCGTGCAGAACACCATGATCGAGGCCGCGACCACGGGCGTGTTCGACCTCACCAAGGAACCGGCGCTTGCCATCGCCGCTGGCGTGCGGGTGTTCTGGGATAATACCAACCGGCGTATCACCGCGACCGCCGCTGGCAATTTCCAGGTGGGCATCTCCACCCAGGCCGCGCTTGCTGCCGATGCCACGGTGCGCGTCTGGCTCAACCGCGTTCCGGCGGCGGGGGCGTGAACATGGCTAGTCTGCTGCTGCGCGATCACGAACGCATGCAAGGCGTGCATCCCCATCTGGTGCGCGTGGTGATTGAGGCGCGCAAGGCCGCACCCTTCATCGTGCTGGAGGGACTGCGGTCCCGCGAAAGGCAAGCCAAGCTTGTAGCACTTGGTGCTTCGCGCACCATGAACAGCCGTCATCTGACAGGCCATGCGGTTGATCTCGGCTATTGGCTCGATGATGGCGACGGCGTGCCAGAGAATGGCGAAATCCGCTGGGATTGGCCGTTGTACTCGCAACTCGCTAGCGCCGTGAAAGCCGCCGCGCGGCAATGCGGCGTGCCCACCATCTGGGGCGGCGATTGGCCGAGCTTCCCCGATGGGCCGCATTTCGAATTGGATCGGGGAAAATACCCATGATCGGCGCGTTGCTGCCTGCGCTGGTGCCGATCCTGGGCGATGCGCTGAAACGCCTGTTCCCGGATGCCGAGGCGCGCCAAAAGGCTGAGGCGGAACTGAATGCTGTCCTCCTCGCGCGCGCGGGCGAATTGGAAAAGGCCGCCGCCGATATCATCAAGACAGAAGCGCAATCGGAACATTGGCTCGCTGCCTGTTGGCGCCCAATGATGATGATCACCTTTGGTATCCTGATCGTACTGCGCTGGCTCGGCTGGTCCGCGCCGGGGATCTCGGAGGCCGAGGCGCTCAAGCTCTGGAACATCGTCGAGATCGGCCTGGGTGGCTACGTCATTGGCCGTTCCGCCGAAAAGACGCTGCCGCGCATTGCGGAGGTGCTGAGGCGATGAGCGCCTTCGATACCGCCATGGCCAGCCTGATCGCCGATCCGCATCTTGGCTGCGATGCTGAGTATCGCCAGGGCGGCACAGGCGCGCCGATCAGCCTGCGCGTGCTGCGTTCCTCGCCCGATCGCATGGCGGATGCCTTTGGCACGGAGGTGATCTCAGCCAGCGATATCCTCTCACTCGCCATCGCCACTCTGCCTGATATCGCGGCGGGCGATAGTTTTTCGATCGGCGGCGAAGTGCTCACCGTCCGCCATGCCGAACGCGACGCCACCGGCACGGCTTGGCGCGTCTTTTGCCAACGATAGGCACGCAGCATGAGGCTTGGCGCGCAGCTGGTCGGTGATCTTCGCAAGATGCTCGCGGAGGAGATACGCGCGGGCGAACGCGCCGCCATGACCGCGATCCGTACCGAGACCGCCGAGGTTAAAGCCGAACTCCGCCAGCAAGTGACTACCGCCTTTGCCGGCAATGCGCGCGGCATCGCCAATGCCTGGCGGTCCATGGTGTTTCCCCGCTCGGGCCAATCACTCCGGCCTGCCGGGTTGGTATTCACCAAAGTCCCCAAGGTGATTGATGCTTTTGAGCGCGGCGCGCTGATCCGCGCCAAGGGTGGGCGGAAATTCCTCGCTATCCCGACAGGGTTTAACGCCGCGCGTGGCAGGCGCGGGCGGGGCGAGAAAGGCATGCGCGTGACACCGGCGCAAATGGTGGCCTCGGGCCAGGCGTTTCTGCGGCCATTCAAATCGGGGCGCGGCTTTGTCTGGTGCCTGCCACTCCGCGCCGGGGAACAGGCTGGGCGGCGGCGCCGACGCCTGCGTTTGATTGCCGGGGGTGTGACCGAAATCGGCACCGCCCATCGCCGTGGCCGAGAGGCTTGGGCGCGCGGGCTGCTCGCGCGCGGCATGGTGCCAATGTTCCTGCTGCTGCCGCAGGTGAAGCTCACAAAACGCCTGGACGTAAAGGGCGCGGCAGAGCGTGGCCTCCGCCGTCTGCCCGGGCGTTTTGTGGCGGCCTGGGCCGCCGAGGCAGGGAGGCCGCGATGAGCCTGCGCGAAGCCGCCCTGACCGCCCTGTTCGCGCGCCTGAACGCCAACCTGGCCACGCGCAGCCCGGCGCCCGTCATCCGCCGCAATGAAACCGTGCCGCAGCGCCTGCCCGCGGGCGGGTTGGTGGTGCTGCGTGATGGTGGAACTGTCTCGGAAACGCCCATCCTCTCGCCGCTTGCCTTTGCCATCGAGCACCGGGCGGAAATCGAAGTGCTGGCGGCGGATAATGCGCTGCTGGATGCGTTGCTGGTCGCCATCGCCAACGCTATCACCGCCGATCCCATGCTGGGCGGCGCAGTGGAATGGGCGCAGCCCGGCAGCGCGGATATCGAGGATGTCGAATTCGAAGGCGCGGCCAGCGCGCGTGCCGCAAGCCTGCCTGTCGCCTTGTTCTTTACCGCCACCGGGTCGCCGCTGGCCTGATCGCCCTCCAGGAGAAACCCCATGCCCCGTGCCATTGGCGCGAATGCGCGCCTGTTGATGATTCCTGAGGCCAGCTATGGCACCGCGCCGGGTGGCAATTGGCGGCGCATGCCCTTTCTGTCCTGCAATCTGGGCGCAGAGCAGCCGTTGCTGGATGCAGATGTGATTGGCATTGGCGGCAATCGCGATACCGGCGCGCCGCTATTGGATACCGTCACGGTGGCAGGCCAGGCGGTGGTGCCGATTGACCTGATTAATTTCGGGCATTGGCTGCGCTTGCTGTTCGGCCCACCGACCACGAGCGGCACCAGCCCGAATTTCATCCATAGCTTTGCCTCGGGCCTTGCCGCGCTGCCTTCCAACAGTATCGAAATCGGCTATCCCGATGTGCCGAATTTCGATGTTTGCACGGGCGTGCGTGCCGATACGTTGGAGATGGATTTCACGCCCACCGGTGCTGCCAGCGCGACGATTGGGCTGCTGGGCCAGGGTTCGCTACGCGGTGCGGCGAGTTCTGGCGGCACGCCAAGCGGTGCGGCGTTTACCGCCTTTAACAAGGCGCAGGGTTCCATCACGCGCGCCGGAGCAGCGCTTGCGCAGGTAACCGGCGCACGGATCAGCTTTTCGAATGGCATGGAGACGGTGCGCACCATCCGCGCTGACCGCAAGGTGGAGGGTGTGGACCCCGGCATTGCGCGCTGCACCGGGCAAATCACGGTGCGGTTTGAGAATACGGTGCTGCTGGCGCAGGCGCAGGGCGGCACGGCAGCAGAATTCGCCATGGCTTTCACGATGGATGCTAATCGCAGCCTGACCATCACGCTGCATGAGGTTTATCTGGCGCTGGCCAAGACGCCGATCGAAGGGCCGGCGGGGGTGGAGGCGAGCTTTGATTTCAGGGCTGCGTTCAACGCGACGGCGGGGCGGATGATAACGGTGGTGGTCAGGAACCAGCAGGCGGGGACGGAGTATGGGTGAGAGCATCTGCCTTGGTCTGGTGCCAGTATCCAGCTCGCGTTGAGCGGTTTGCGCTTGATCTCACTGAAGGGGATTCGACGTCATGGTGAGCGTTCTACGATGGCGAGCCGCCCATCTACGCGATCGACCGAGTACTCATTGGTGCCCACTGTCGCGCGGTACTCCGAATGAACTGGCAAGAGTAGGCGAGGGATTGGGTTTGAAGCAGCATGATTGTGGGCCAGAATCGACGGCTTGCTTGCGTCGAATAGGACATTCTCATCGAAATCGGTCGCCCAAACACCGGATACTGACACGTACGCTGGATTGAAGAATGTATTGGCCGACACCAATGCCCCATTCGGTTTCTCCACGAGAGGGCGGTGCTGAAGGCCGCTCCACGTCGTCTTCAGCGTGTTACGGTCGATGTGGATACTGAACGGGCCCACTGCCAGAGTCACCTCAACCGCGAACGGACACTGGCTAATCCCGGAAAGCTGTGGAAATTCATTTCTCAGCAAACGTCCGTTCACCGCGATAACGTAAACATCGTCGGGTGCGACAACGCCCTTCGCGAGATATCCGGCTTCGGGTCGATCCGGTTTGCCTGTGAGCTTCTCAAACTTCTCCTTAATCGCCGATGTCCATCGCAGAATAATTTGCTCGTGGGGCAGCGACACAGCGCCTTCGGCGTGGATCAGCCAGTCTGTAGCGACCCCATTCGCCTCTGGGCACACAACTTCAATCCAAACGCGCCGCCCGTCATGTTCGATAAGAAAGTCGGGCCCACTCGGCCTCCTGCTTGGCGCCAAACCAGCTTGGACAAGCTCATTCGCAATGAGCACCTCCGAAAGCTGCTGCCAGTAGATGGCATCATCGGCAGACGCGAGACGCCGGTTCGCGTCAGCATCACCAAGACCGGCGTCGATGTACCATTGACAGATTTCCAGCACACGCTGGCGCACAGTCTCATCACCATGCAGGGCACCCGAGTAACGCGCGCGGAGAGCGTCTGAGAGTGCGATCGCCATCTCCTATCTCGGCCCACGCAACTCAATGAGACTGCGATTCCGCATGACCAGTTCCTGTAGCATTTTCTCGATCCGCACCTGAAGCCGTGCACCGGCCATGCCGACGACACCGCGGTCAGGCTTTGCCAGATCGGGAAACCACGCACTATTGAGCGGGACCTGCGCGAGGCAACGCAAATCCATGTGGAATGGCTTCTGACCAACCGCTTTTGCTTCGGCCTCGCTGAAGTTAATCACACCCTGCGGAACAGCATCGGTACTGCCGCGCCATGCCCCTGAACTGGTGTAGGCCAGCAAAAGCTGCGGCGTGGATGGCTTGGTATCGATAGCCAGCACAAAGGCGATGTGCCGCACCGGCCCAGGCCGATCAGGCGGGTCCGGCGGCCCGAACGGAAACAGAGTCCAGACGAAACTACCGTCGGCGATGGCGGATTGGCTCACTGTCGATCAGCGGCCGAACAGCGTGTCGATCGTCTTCTTACGACTAGCGTAGCTCTTGTCACTCTCGCCGCGGCGCCGGTCTGGATCGCCGAACGGCTTACCTTCCAGCTCGGGCGCCACATGCACACGGATCACCCGCTCAGCATCGTCGCGCGCCTGGATTTCGCGTTCGACAAGCAGTTCCAGCACCGCGGCGACCGAACGATGTTCGGCCTTGGCGATTTGCTGAAGGCGCGCGTGAGCCTCGGGCTCGAGGCGGACAGTCACGCCCGGTCGGGCAGCAGGGGTGGCATTTGGCATGCCGTATATCTGCATCAAAATGATGCGCCGTTCAAGGGCGGTTTTATTCCTGACAGGAGAAATTTATGCTCACCCTCGACCTCCCCACCACCCCCTACTGGCTCGCCCTCCCACGCGGCGTCCGCGTGGAAATCCGCCCCGTCACCACCGCTGTCATGGCCGCCGCCCAGGCAGCCTCCGCGCGTCGCCTCAGCGCGCTGCGTGCGGCGGAACCGGAGCTAGACCCCGACATGGCCCGCGGCCTGGCCTTCGCCTATCTGGTCAAGGCACTGGCCCGCCACGCCATCCTAGCCTGGGAAGGCATCGGCGACACCTCTGGCAAGCCCCTGCCGCTTTCCCCCGATGCGGTGGAACGCCTGATGGATCTGGACGACATCGCCGCCGCCTTCTGGGACCGCGCCACCGCGCCCGTCGCCGCCGTGGCCACGGAGGGAAACGGCTAAGGGCCCGCGCCGCATGGCATTTCGGCAACGGGCCCGAATATTGTCGCGGCTGCGCAGCCATCGCGCGCGATTGCGGCGATAGCTGCCCCTACACGGCACACGCGCCGCTCAGCATCGAGGCCCATGCCTGCTGGGCCGCCGGCACCGCCTGCGCTGAGGCCAGCATGGCCGGCATCACGCTCAATATCGCCAATGCGCTGGCCGCCGCGCGCGATCTCGGCGCGCAGGGCTGGGCCGCCTCGGAAATGCTGATGGCGCTGCGTATCGGCATGGCGGAAGGCATCGCCACACGCGGCAGGGAGGAAACGCCTCATGGCTGACGCCACCCGCCGCGTCTCGGTGCGCCTGTCGCTCGATGACGCCGCGCGCGTAAAGCAGGAATTGCGAGAGGTCGGTGAAACCGGCCAACGCTCCCTCGCGCGTATTCAGGGCGGGGCGGAACGTGCCTCCCGCGCGCTGGATTTGCTGGATGTCGCGGTGCGCGGCGTGCAGATCGCGGGCTTGGCTGCCGGGCTGCGCGCGGTGGTGATCGCCGGCGATGCGCTCACCCAATCCATGGGGCGGCTGAATACCGCGCTCGGTTCCGTGGAACGCGCCGGGGAAATCTATGACCGGCTCTATCAGGATAGCCTGCAAACCGGCGTCGCGGTGCGTGAAAGCGTGGATGCCTTCGCGCGGTTTTCCATCGCCGCGCGAGAGATCGGCGCCACTTCGGATCAGGTCGCAACCCTGGTTGGCGGCTTGCAGCGCATCGCCATTGCCTCGGGCGCCTCGCAACAGGAAATCTCCTCCGCCACACAGCAGCTTGCCCAGGCCCTGGCATCGGGCACGCTGCAAGGCGATGAACTGCGTTCTATCCTGGAAGGCCTGCCCACCCTTGCGCAGGCGCTGGCGCGCGAGCTTGGCGTTTCCATTGGTGAACTCCGCAAGCTCGGCTCCGAGGGCAAGCTCACCGCTGATACGGTTTTCCCTGCGCTGCTGGGCGCCGTTGAAAAGCTGAATGGCGAATTTGAACGCGCGCCGCTTTCGGTCGGGCGTGCCTTTGGGCAACTCACCGTCGCGACGGATCAATTCCTAGCCCGGCTGGATCAGGCCATCGGCCTTTCCAATACGCTGGCCCAGGCGCTGTCTGGCGCAGCGCGCGTGCTGGATGGCGTGCGGCGCGGCTCTGGCCTTTTGCTGCCCACCGAGCAGGAGGCCGCGCGCCGTGCGGAGGCTGCGGCGCTGCGCGCGCAAATCTCCCGGCTTGAGGCTGAAATCGAAGGCCAAAGCCTGCCCACCGAACCACGTCGCGGCACCATCCGCAGCGGCCTGGTCGGCACCGCGCAGCAACAGGCCGGGGTGGACCGCGCCGCTCGGCTGGAGGAATTGCGTCGGCAATATCAGGAACTCGCGGAGGAAATCACGCGCGGCGAACAGGCCTCCGGCGAACGGCAGCAGCGCGAGGCGGAAAGCGCCGCAGCCCAAGCCGCCGATGCACGCCGCCGCCGCACAGCCGCGGATGCCGAGGAATTGCGCCGCGCGCTGGATGATCGCTTTCGCATCAATAGCGAATATGAGGACCGCGTCCGCCGCCTGCGAGAGGCCGAGACCGCCGGTGGCATTACCGCCGCGGATCGCAGTCGGCTTGAAACCCTGGCTTTGCAAGAACGTGATGAGGCGCTGCGCCGCATTGAGGGCACCACGCGCCGTGTGGCCGCCATCGCACCCGCTGATCACGCGGCGGAACGGGAATTGAATGATCTGCTGCGCGAACGCGAAAGGTTGATCCTGGACAATGAGAATGCCTATGAACGCTATCAGCGCCGTCTGGAACGGCTTGGAGATTTGGCAGAGCGTGCCGAGCGCGCTGGCCGGCCCATCCCGACCGAGACCATCGCCCGCGAAGGCGAACGCGCGCTGAACGAATTGGAGGAGGCCGAGCAGCGCATCAAGCGCAGCACCGAAAACACCCGCGATGCCGCGCGGGAATTGGGCTTTGCCTTTTCCTCGGCCTTTGAGGACGCGATTGTGCGTGGCGCCAGGCTGTCTGAAGTGCTCAAGGGCCTGTTGCAGGACATGACGCGCATCATCGCCCGGCGCACCATTACCGAACCCTTGGGGAATGCGGCCTCGGCTGGGCTTTCCAGTATTGGGGCTGGGAATTGGCTGAATGATATCGGCACCGCCATTGGTGGATTGTTCCGCGCCGATGGCGGCCCAGTGGCGGCGGGGCAGCCCTATATCGTTGGCGAGCGCGGCCCGGAATGGTTTGTGCCGAACCAGGCCGGCACGGTGCTGCCGAACGGGAGCGCACCAGCCGGCACCACGATCAATACCTCCATCGCCATTGATGCGCGCGGCGCTGATGCGGGGGTGGAGGCGCGGCTACGGATTTTGGCCGGGCAGATTGCGCGGCAGTCATCCAGCATGACGCTGGATGCCATTCGCCGGGGCGGCAGCGCTTATGAAACAGTGCGGGGGTAACAGCCATGGTTGAATACACCTGGCCCGAGGCGCTGCGCCCGACGCGGCTGACATTCTATTTGCAGCACAACACCACGCGCTTTGTCTCGCCCATCACGCGCCAGGCGCAGGTGTTGCGGCGTGAGGGCGCGCGCTGGGTGGCGCAGGCGAGTTTTGAACCGCTGGATCGCAGGCGTGGTGGTATTTTGGAGGGCTTGCTGGCGGCGTTGGCGGGCTCGCTCAATACGGTCAGAATCTATGACTGGCGGCGGGAATTCCGGAGCGGTGATCCGCGCAGCCAGGGGCAAGTGCCAAGCGGGCCATTCTCCTTTGATGATGCGACGATCTTTACCGATGGCACCGGCTTTGTGGTGGGCTCGGGCAATCCGGCGCTAGCCGCCGGTGCGCCGCGCGGTGCGCTTTCGATCCAGACGCAGGGTTGGTATCCGAATGCGATTGCGATTGGCGCCGGGGACATGATCGGCCTTGCCGGGCGGCTTTATATCGCGACCGAGGCCATCACCGCATCCGGCACTGGCACCGCCACCATTCCCATCGCGCCACCCTTGCGTGAGGCATTGCTGGTGAACCAGCCGCTGGTGCTGACGAGACCGAGCGTGCCGATGCGGTTGGTATCGGATGATGAGGCCGCGAACCCAACCCGCCCGGGCGGCTTTACGGCCATCACCATCCGGCTTGAGGAGGCGTTATAATGTCCGGCAGCAATCCATCGCCACGCCTCACGCCTGCCGCGATTGCCGCTGCGGCTTCGCCCATAGCGGCCCCCGTTGTGCTGGTGGAGCTTGATTTCGCCTCGGGCTTTTTCCGGGCATGGACGGGGATCGGGCCATTGCATTGGGCGGGCAAGGTGTTTGAGGGGCTGGGGGCCATTGGTGCCGTCAGCGAAATTGAGGAAACCGTCGAATTGCGCGCGGTGCGGCTGACGCTGTCGCTCTCGCCGGTGCCGCAGGAGGTTGTGGATATCGCGCTGGCGGAGCGCAGCTTTCGGTTGCGTCCCGCGCGGCTTTGGGGCGTGCTGCTGGATGCTGAGGGGGCTTTTGTCGCTGATCCATTCCCGCTTTGGGCTGGGCTAATGGATGTCATGGAAGTGACGGACGGGACAGAGGCGCGCATTTCGCTGACTTGCGAAAGTCGGCTTGTGGATCTCGAACGCGCTGAGGTGCGGCGCTACACCGATGCCGATCAGCAGGCGGAATATCAGGGCGACCGGTTTTTCGAATATGTGCCTGCCTTGCAGGAGGCGGAAATCCGGCTGCCGGCGCAGTGATGCGGCGGGCGGATTGGGCAATGCGGCTGGCGGCGGTGCTGTCGGCGGCGGAAGCACGCGCCTTTGATGCGCGCCATTGGAACTGCGCGAGCTTCGCGCTCACGGCTGTGGAAGCGGTCACTGGCCACAAGCCGAGTGTGAAGGTCCTGCCATCGCTTGAAGCCTCAGCCGATAGCGCAGGCTTTCCACGTATCGCGCCCGCCTATGCGCGGCCGGGCGATATCGTCCTTGCCGGTGATCCGCCGCGCCTTGGCGTGGTGGTCGAGGCAGGCCGGGCCGTCTTTGTCGGACCAAAAGGCCTGACCCACGCGCCGCTTACTGAATGCAGCATAGCTTGGAGGATCGGCTGAATGCCCGTCGCCATCCCAATCATCGCCGTCGCCGTCGGTGCAGTCGCCTCAGCCGCAGTCGGTGGGGGGATCATCGGCGCGCTGGTCGGCGCTGGTACTGCCTTTGCCATCACCAGCGTGGGCGGTTCCGTCTTGCCCTCACGCCCGCCCTCATCCCCCGCTATTCCCAGCCGCGCAGTCGATAATACCACCGCCCCCGGCGCAGGGCGCACGCAATCCTTTCGGCAACCGCTGACGGAACATCAACTCGTCTTTGGCCGCATCAAGGTCAGCGGGCCCATGGTGTTCATCCATTCGGCCACCGATGATCAAGGCCGCGCCGATGGCTATTTCTACACTGTCATCGTGCTGGCCGCGCATCGTGTGCAATCCATTGGCGATGTCTGGTTGGGCGACACGCTGGCCACGGACGCGAAATTCTCCGGCTTGGTGCGGATTGATCGCCATCTGGGCGCGGCGGATCAGGTGGCGAATGCAAATCTGATCGCCGAGACCGGCGGCAAATGGACCGCCAATCATCGCGGCCGCGGACGCGCCTATGTCGCGGTGCGCCTCAAAATCACCGCCCAGGCCTTTCCCTCCGGCCCGCCCAACATTTCCGCCCTGGTGCAAGGCGCGAACACCATTCTGGACCCGCGCAGCAATACCACCGGATGGTCTGATAATCCCGCGCTCTGCCTTGCCTGGTATCTCACGGCACCCTTTGGCTGGAAGGCATCCTGGGATGATATCGACATCCCCGCTTTGATCGCTGCCGCCAATATCTGTGACGAGCTGATTGGCACGCGCGCCGGCGTCTATGAAAAGCGCTACACGGTCAATGGCCGTGTCTCGCTTGGTGAGGGAAAGATCGCTATCACCCGCAAGCTTGTTGCCGCCATGGCGGGCGCGCTGGTGGTCTCGGGCGGTCGGTTTTTTGTTCATGCGGGCGGACCCGCGCTGCCTGTCACCACACTCAATGCCAATGCGCTGCGCGGCGATGTGACCATCCAGGGTAGTCGCCCGCGCCGTGATCTCTTTAACGGCGTACGCGCGGTTTATGTGGACCCCGCCAAGAACTGGCAACCAACCGATGCACCGCCCTTGCTCGCCGCGAATTACGTCGCCGAGGATGGGGGTGAGGCGATTTACCGCAGCATGGAATTTCCGCTGACGACTTCGGTTGCGACCGTGCAACGCATCATGAAGGCCGAATTGGAACGCAATCGCCGCCAGCGCGAAGTGGCCTTTCCGGCTAATCTTTCCGCGCTGCGGCTACGGCCCTGGGATAGCGTGACGCTGGCGCTTGATCGGCTGGGGCCCTTTCCCGCGCGGGTGACGGGCTGGCGGCTGGCGCCCGATGGTGGCGTGGATTTGACGCTGGCGGAGGAGGATCCTGCGATTTGGGATTGGGACCCGGCCGTGGATGAACGCGCGACCGGCGATAGCCCATCGGTGGTACTGCCCAATCCAGGCGTGATTGCAGCACCTGCGACAATCAACGTGGAAACACCGGCAGGTGTCAGCTTTACCGCAATGGCGATTTCTTGGGCGGCGGTCGGCAGTGCCTATCTGTCCGGTTATGAATTGGAATTCCGCCCTGCCTCTGTTGCCGCCTGGCAGGGCTATGGCGGGGCGCTGAGCGCCACTGCGGCCTCCATCGCCACCGGCGAGCCGACGGCGTTCAGGCTCCGTGCCGTGGCCCGCAGTGGCGCGGTGTCCGGCTGGCAGGAGGCTGCTATTCCGGGTGGCGTCACCGCATTGGCAGCGCTTGGCATTGCGGGTGGTGTGCGGCTTTCGGGCATCCTGCCGCCGGAGGTGGTGCGCTTGCAGGTGTTTGAGGCAAGCAGCGCTAATCTTTCCCAGACGGTGAAGCTGACCACCGAACCCACCGCACTACCCTGGGATCGCACCGGCCTCAGTGTTGGCGCTGCCCGCTGGTATTGGCTGCGCTCTGTCTCGGCCGAGGGCAATGTCTCCGCGCTGATCGGGCCGGTCACCGCTACCGCAATCTAGGGGCGCTGCCATGGCCGCACGCATCGATGATCTGCTGGTGCTGGGCCAGAATATCTCGAAGACCGATCTGGCGAAATATCTGCGCGACCGTGAAGCGGTGCTGCCCTTTGATTTCGGTGGGCTTGGTGATGGCGCGGCGAATGATCGCGCGGCCATTCAGGCCTGTTTTGATCGCGCGGCGGCGGATAAGAAATTCGCCGTGATCCCACCCGGCACCTGGCGCGTGGATGCTGGTGTCACGCTTGGAGGCGGCGCGCGCGGGCTGATCATGCAGGGGATGATCCAATACACCGGGGCGACCAATGCGCCCGCCACAGTGCTGACGCTGGGCGATGGTGGCACCACGCGCAATGGCGAGAAACTCTATCTCGGCCTGCAAGTGACGCGGCAGTTCCAGTCCAACTGGCTCAGTGAGGATGATATCGGGATCCTCGCGCGCAACCTGGATTCCTCGCTGCTTGATCTGCGCCTGGTGTCCGGGTTCACCATCGGGCTGCGCACCCTTGGCGATGGGCGCGGATTTGAGGATAGCACGCTGAACCTCGGGCGCATTCTGAACAATCGCTATGGCATTGATGCGCATGCCGCGACGGCGACGGCCTGGAATACCTCCATCCGATACTATGGCGGACATTTCGCCTGTGGCACGGGTATCAATCCCGCGCTGGACCGATTTGGCGTGCGGTTTTCGCGCGGGGCGGCGGATGCCTATAACAATCACAATCGCCATGTCTTTGACGCACCGAATTTCGAGCTGCGCCAGTTAGACCCCAATATCGCCATTCCCTTTTTGAATGAGACAAACGGCACGGCCATCATCGCGCGCAATATGCGGATGGAGGGCTGTTCCCCCTTTGCCGCGCGGCACACGGCGGCAGCGACCGACTGCGAATATGATGTGGCCTGGGCACAGAGCTACTCGATTGGCGTGGACTACACCCCAAGCGCGACCCGCGCCGGCAATGCCGTATTCAACCGACACCGCGCGCCGACATCGCGGCTGACGCGGCTGCTGGCACATATCCCGAATATCCGCGCCGCGGCCTTTTGGCATAGTGGGACTGAGATTGGTGTCGAAGGCGCCTGCATTATGGCCACTTCCACTACCGCCGAGACCACCATGGCGGCGCTTTCCTGGAATGGGTTGAACGGTATCATCGCCACAGCGCGTGGTTTGCTGCTGAACCCCAATCGAGGCGTCGGCTTTGTTGTGCAAACCACCCACGCCAAGGAATTCGCGCTGGCGCATTGGCTGGTGGGCGGTGCCGATGGCGGGCGGCTTTGTCTGCGCTGCTTTGATGCTGCTGGCATTGTGCGCGAAAACATCGCCGGCGATGCGCTTGCCTCCGGCACGACGCTGCAATGGGCGCCAACGTCCAAATCCTGGCAGGCGGGCGCAGTGATGCAGGAGAGCGACCTCAATCGCCGCCAGACGGTGCGCTTTGGGCCGGAGGTGGCCTTTGCGCAGATCGGCATCATCGGCTTTGACGGGCAGATTGAGCTGGAGGCGCTGCGGCTTTACGGCCTGCCCGAGGATGCGCCGGCGGTGCTTTATGGCTGCCCAGCGCTGCCAGCCGGTGGCAGGACGCTGATGTTCTCCGCCAGTTGGGATCTGCCAAGCATGCCGCCCGGGGCGACGACCAATGCAGACGTGACAGTGCCCGGCGCGCGGCGGGGGGATTTCGCGGATGCGTCGCTGGATACCAGCAGCATTGCCTTTGTGCTGGATTGCCATGTCTGGTCGAATGACAAGGTGCGCGTCACAGCGCGGAATGTGAGCCTGTCCACGGTGGATTTACCCGTGGCGGCGCTGCATGTGCAGGTGGTGAAGAGACGGGTGGGGTGAGGAGCCGCATTCCTCCCGGCGAGGACGCTGCCATCAGTCGGGACAGCCTGCCCATGGCGGCGCGGGGGTTTCGGCTGGTGGAGACGGTGTGAGTGGCTGGCCACGACGTTAAGATTGAGCGGGCCGGCTCCTCTTCACTCTCCACGGGCTACGATGAGCCGGAAATCCTCCGTTACTCAAATCGCCAGTTTGGTCTGATAGGGGCTTAGGAGGTGGAAAGCTCAGGGCGGCGGGAGTTCGCGGCGGAGGTGTCCTGGGACCTGCCGAGCCTGGCGCCAGGGGCGACCGCGCTGCTCGACGTCACGGTGAACGGAGCGCGGGCGGGCGATCTGGCGCAAGCGTCGCTGGTGTCGTCGACGCGCTTCATCGAGCTCGATGCGGCGGTGTGGTCGAACAACACGGTGCGCGTCATGGCGCGGAACATCTCTGCGGCGACGTTCGACCTGGCGGCGGTGACGCTGTCGGTGGGGGTGGTGAAGCGACGGGTGCCGTAG